CGGATAAGGAGAAATGAATGGCAGATAATTCAAAACATATGCTGGAAGCACTAGTTAAGCACGCCGAAGGTCATATCGCAAAACATAAATCTAATGTGTTAGTGTATATGAACCAGACTGTGGGTATTGGTGAGCATTCAGATATTATTGAGACTATTGAGTTAGAACTGGAACAAATTGCAAAATATCACGACCAATTAGAAATGATTAAGGTTTATATTGATCCAGTACTTTCACCATATCAAGACAAACATCTACCTTGACAATCGTAGGTGTTTATGATATATTATGTATAACAAATGAGGTATAGCAAATGAATGACTTTTTAAAAGAAATAGTCAAAGAAAGTAAGAATGAGTATGCAGGCATTGTCGATGATGGTGTCGAGGCAGGTGACGTTCAAGGGTATATTGATACCGGATCGTATGCTTTCAATGCACTATTGAGTGGTAGTATCTATGGTGGTCTACCATCAAACAAGATTACTGCCATCGCTGGCGAATCCAGTACTGGAAAGACCTTCTTTGCTCTCGGTTTGGTAAAGCATTTTTTAGATAGCAATCCTGACGCAGGCGTTGTTTATTTTGAAACAGAAAGTGCTTTAACAAAAGATATGATTGATGAACGTGGTATTGATACTAAACGTATTGTAATGATGCCAGTAACTACTATCCAAGAGTTTCGTACTCAAGGTATCAAAATTCTCGACAAGTATATTGAGCAATCAGAAGCAGAGCGTAAACCTCTGTTGTTCGTTCTTGATAGTCTTGGTATGTTGTCTACAACAAAAGAGATTGAAGATACTGCAGATGGTAAAGAGACTAGAGATATGACTAGGGCGCAACTTACTAAGGCGGCATTCAGAGTATTGACGTTGAAGTTAGGTAAAGCAAAAGTTCCTATGATTGTGACTAATCACACTTATGACCAGATGGGTACTATGTTCCCACAGAAAGTAATGGGTGGTGGTTCTGGTCTTCAGTATGCCGCTTCATCAATCGTATTCTTATCGAAGAGAAAAGATAAAGACGGCACAGAAGTAGTAGGTAATATTATTCACTGTAAACTAAACAAGTCTCGACTAACTAAAGAGAACTCTATGATTGATGTATCTTTACGTTATAAAGGCGGTCTGAATAGATACTATGGTCTTATCGAACTTGCTGAAGAAGCAGGTATCTTTAAGAAAGTAGCAACTCGTATTGAAGTTGCTGATGGTTCTAAGAGATATGGTAAAGAGATTTTGCACTCTCCTGAAGTATATTTTACTGAAGAAGTAATGCAGAAGATTGATGCATATGCAAAGGAGAAGTTTAGTTATGGCGGTGAAATATAGTTACGCTACTAAAGACAGAGTATTAGCAACTAAACTACTTGAAGGTAAATACGAAGGTATCATCTATCAAGTAGGTCGTATTCAGTTCGGCGAACCAGATGATACTGGTCAAAGAGCAATGCGTTTCAAGTATGAGATACTAGAAAACAAAGAAGATATCACTATTGAGAATGACTTTTTATCAGTTGTTGGTGATATTATAGTTGAACAGATTGAAGAGAAATTAGCGAAAGGCGAAATGATATATGCAAACGGCACGGATTGAGAGAACAATTTTATCTAACTTACTAACGAATGAAGATTTTGTTCGTAAAGTTATGCCGTTTCTACGTCCTGAGTATTTTCACGATACTTCTGAGAAACTTTTATATACTAGTATTGCATCTTCAGTAGCAAAGTATAATAAACTTCCTAGCACTGAACAGATTGTGATTGATATGAATACTCAACATAATATACCTGAACCTGAATTCAAGTCTGCAGTAGATATACTAAACACACTTGATACTCAAAATACTGATAACGAATGGTTGACAGATGCAACTGAAAAGTTCTGTCAAGATAAAGCAATCTACAATGCCATTGCAGAGGGTATTCAGATAATTGAAGGTAAAGATAAGAAAAGAACACCTGATGCTTTACCATCTATATTATCTGATGCTCTTTCAGTGTCATTCGATCCTAATGTTGGTCACGATTACTTTGAACAATCAAATGATAGATATGACTTCTATCATACTAAAGAAGACAAGATACCTTTCAATCTGAAGTATCTTGATTTAATTACAAAAGGCGGTCTACCTAGAAAGACATTGAACGTAGCACTTGCAGGTACAGGTGTTGGTAAATCTTTATTCATGTGTCATCTTGGTGCAAACTATCTGATGCATGGTAAGAACGTCTTATACATCACTATGGAAATGGCAGAAGAAAGAATTGCTGAACGTATTGATGCTAATCTAATGAACATGGACATACAAACGCTAGAAGAATTACCTAAGTCTATGTTCGATAAAAAATTATCGCAACTCCAAAGAGAGACCCATGGCAAGTTGATAGTCAAAGAGTATCCGACTGCAACTGCACACAAGGGTCACTTTGATGCACTATTGAATGAACTGTTATTGAAGAAGAGTTTCAAACCTGATGCTATCTTTATTGACTATCTAAACATCTGTGCATCACAAAGATTTAAAGCAGGCAGTTCTCATAACTCCTACACTATTATTAAATCCATTGCAGAAGAATTGAGAGGTCTTGCTGTTGAGCATAATGTACCTATCATCTCTGCTACTCAAACTACGAGACAAGGTTTCTCAAGTACTGATATTGGTCTTGAAGATACCTCTGAAAGTTTCGGTCTACCAGCAACGTGTGACTTTATGTTTGCACTTATATCGAATGAAGAACTAGAACAACATAATCAAATTCTAGTGAAGCAGTTAAAAAATCGATATAATGATCCTACGAAGTATAAGAGATTTGTACTTGGTATCGATAGAGCAAAGATGCAGTTGTACGATGTAGAGGATTCTGCACAAGAAGACTTAGTAGAGAATATGAAACAGAAAGCACCAGAGAAAGTCGAAGTAGTAGAAGAGCATGGATTTGATAAACTCAAGGAGAACCGCAATGAGAAAAAGTACAAAGACTTCTCGTCATTCAAGATTTAGTCTTGTATTTGACGGAACAGTAAATATTTGGACTGCATATGATAAGAAGTTCAAAGATACTATCTATTTACAAAGCGACAAGCATAAGTCTGAAGAGACCATAGCACGATTGAATAGTGGATGTGGGTTTGCAGACTGGCAAATACCCAAATTCTTTCATGGGTATGAAGTTCCTAATTTCAAATAATTCATAAATACTTGTAAGAAAACTACTTTTTTTATTAAAAAGTGCTTGACAGGTGTGGTAAACTTTGCTATACTGTAAGCATGATTAGAGAAGAGGTTGAAATGCATATTGTAGAAGTCATAGGAGGCAATAAAACTCAGCGTAAAATCGCAGAGAATGTTGTCTTTTATATGATAAAAAAATTGATGCCTCGATTGCGTAATATCGAAATAGAAGTTCAACTGAAAAAGATGAACGAAGAAAACGCAGTGGGTTATTGTATGATGCAAGACAATCGAAGAGAGTATGAGATAGAAGTATCAAAAGATTTATCTATCAAAGATTTTGTAATGACGTTGTGCCACGAAATGGTACACGTTAAACAGTATGTCCGTAATGAAATGGACGATTGGAATGGTGTTGCAGTTGCACGTTGGAAAAACAAAACTGTTATGCCTGGCACGAATTATTACGAACTTCCGTGGGAGAAAGAAGCATATGAATTACAAGCATCTCTTGCGAAAGATTGTTGGAAGAACGATATATTCTAATGGCAAATCTTAGTATAAACGAAATCACTAGAGACAGTAAAGAGTATCGTGCAGAGTTACTTGTCGATAAGATATTTGAAGTTGGTGGTAACACACCAAACTTTATGACCGACAACGGATTAATGAATGCTACTGCTATCGTCTTGAATGGCGAAAAGTATGTTGTAAGCAATCAATACAAAAATAAGAATTATACACAAGACCTTGCAAACAAAATACTTGCAATGAAAGGTCAAGGTAGAAACAACTCTGTAGATATCGTTGGTACTTACGCTGGTAATCCTCGCACAGTTACAATCCCTTTAAGTAAAGTAGAAAAGTCAGAAGAGTTTGGTGGTCAACCAGCAGGTGGTTCAAAAGAAAATAAAGGTCTAAAGTTTGAAAGAGACTTAACTAATCGTATTGCCGAAATGCTTAGAGGTGAAAAAGTAGATGGTTCTTTTACTAACGCCGCTAAACATATTATAGAAGTAACATCAAAAAATATGGGTTCACCTGCAGTTAGTGTAGAACAACTCGGTGGTCAAAATCAAAGTAGACCATTTGGTTATGCTGGTGGTAAGATTGTAGTGTTACCTGCAAGACATCAAGAGCATGGTGCAAAACTTACAGACGTAGATATCACTCATGCGAATGGTCAGAAATCTCACTTATCACTCAAGTTTGGAGGCACACTGACATTTGTTAATACAGGTGTTGCTGGTGCTGGTAAAGCATTTCCTAAAGCAGAAGTAGAGAGTGGCACAGTAACAAATCCTATGGGTGTTGCATTACTTAAAGCATTAGGTATTGATAATCCATCGTTCTGTAATATCTTCAATGCTTTTGGTAAAGGTAAACCTGCAGTGACACCAAACGTGGTAGATGTATCAAAAACTGCAGACAGACAACAACTCAAAGCATTGTTAGCAACTGCTATGGGTTCTAATTATTATATGGTTCATGGTAAAGAGAATGGGTCGTTAGACTTCTGGTACATGGACCCGGCAATGGTTGATAGAATGTCAACAATCGCAGGAGCAATCGAATTAACATATGCTGGTCGTAATGGACTAGCAAAACGTCTAGATATGAGGTTCGGAAATTCGTTCTTTGAATTTAAACTAAATATAAGAAACAAACAATCAGGTGTATATCCTTCTCACTTTCTGATGGACTATACCTCTAAATCAGGTCTAAATAAAACGACACTAAGGTAGAGAATGTTAAATTTTAAACAACAAGTAGAACTAGAAGAAAATCGCAATACGCATTTGACGCACATCGAAGAAACTATTATCACAGATGGTTATGATGGTGCAGTTAATGCTATTGAGTTTTTGAAATCTGTAGGCGAAATGCTACAAGGTTCTTCTCGTAGTTCAACAAACATTACAACTAAATGGGATGGCGCACCTGCTATATTCTGTGGGATTGATCCTGAAGATAAGAAATTCTTTGTTGCAACAAAGTCTGTGTTTAACAAGAGTCCAAAGTTAAATAAAACAAATGCAGACATTCGTAAAAATCATACTGGCGGTCTTGTAGAAAAGTTAGAAGTTGCACTAAAAGAACTATCAAAGTTAGGTATCAAAGGCGTCATTCAAGGCGACATGATGTATACTAAAAGCGACTTGAAATCAATGTCACATGAAGGTGAGAAATATATTACATTTCAACCTAACACAATCGTATATGCAGTACCAGAAGATGGTCCATTTGGTAAGTTTATCAAGAAAACTAACATGGGTATTATCTTTCATACGACATACACTGGTAAGAAATTAGAAGATATGAAAGCATCTTTTAATATAAATATTTCTAAGTTTAGAAAGAGTAAGTCGATTTGGTTTGATGATGCATCATATAAAGATGTATCTGGTTCAGTAACAATGACTACAAAAGAAACTGATAAACTTAATGGTTATATCAGTCAAATTGAGAAGTTATCGAAATCAAACAAGTCTTATCTGAATAAGATGAGTGTAGACTTTGATGAAAAGAACCGTTTCTCTGTCTGGACTAATTATAAAACGCATCTAAACACTTACTTTAGAAGTGAAGGTGATTTTCCTGATGCTACTACAGTTGTTAATGAGTTTAGAACTTATTGGCAAACTAAGATGGATAAAGAGATTGATAGTAAAAAAACAGAAGCATCTAAAGAAAAGTATCGTGAGATACTTAAAGATGGTATAAATAAGATTGATAGTGCTAAATCTGACTTAGTATCAGTATCAGAACTATACGTCAATATTATGGAAGCAAAAAATGTGCTAGTGCAGAAGTT